CCCTCCATAATAAGGAAGGCTTATGACTAATAGCCTAGTTAATGCGTTACTCCATGTCCTGCAGGGACTCCGTAAGGATGTCCTTGCAGCATACCCTGACCTTAAGGGCTTCGATCTAGATATAGAGAGAATCGCCCTTAATTGTCAAACTAGAGGACTAACAGTGTTTACGTTAGACCTCCCTCACCTCGATTCCCTTTTACTTAAGGGATTGGAGTGTGGCCGTCTTGAGCTTGAGGGACCGCTTAGTTCCGCGGTTTCAAAGAGCACCAAGGTGCCGAGATTATTCTCGGGACTATGGTTACGGGTGTTTGACAAGGAGTCATGTTTAAAGCAGAGTCCCGACATTAACGCTATATTCTTTCTTCGGCAACTTTGTTGCCTTGGGAAGAAGATAGAGGTAGAGTGCTCACCAGAACGTGTTAAAACGCCTGTTAAGGCATTCCACCATGTTGAGAGCAGCCTTCGCCAGCCTACTTTACAGTGGGCAAGCGACCGACTCACGGATGATCATCGACGGTATAGTCTCCATATTGGGGATTGTACTGCCGTTTATTCTCAAGTACCGCCGTTACTCCAAATACTCCGCGAGGAGAATGAGGAGATCCCGGAGGCACAGAAGAGAGAGGATATCCGTCTCTTCGATAGGATCCAGCAAGTAGCTGATCTTATCGTCAATTCCTTTGGCCTTTGCGATCCCGTCACTTTTTCGGGTGATGAGGAAAGTTTAGGCTATGGAGTTGGCTTTAAACACGGGAAAGGTGCCGTGGCCGAACGCGTTAGTCAGTTCGAGAAATCGGACTGGCAATCGTGGTCGGCTAAGCTCCAGGGCCGGTTCCCATATGAGTATTGCGGTAGAACCGCAGGCGCTCCTATGGATAGACCAGTCAACCATGAGTTGGCTAGTCGTCTGATGTTCGTTCCGAAGACGGCGAAAGGTCCTCGTCTGATCGCATCTGAATCGGCACCACAAATGTGGTGCCAGCAGATGATATGGAGATGGCTGCAATCGCAGCTTAGATCTAATGTCGCAAGACATTTTATCGACTTCCATGATCAGAGCAAATCAGGTGACTTGGTCCTGAAGGCTTCCTTGAATCGTAAGCTTGCAACAGTTGATCTTTCTGATGCAAGTGACCGATTGTCGTGTTGGACCGTGGAACGTTTATTTAGGGCAAATTCTTCCCTATTAAATGCTCTGCACGCCGCACGAACGA